TTCCATTGTTCTCAATTTCATCAGTATTAGAGTGCCTTAGTACAATCTTAATTATGAATGATCCGTATTCGTTAGACTCATCTTCAATATCATACGAGAATTCTCTATAGTCTAGATTGTTTGATATATTTGAATATAAGAAGGGGTTGTTGTTTCTTAATTGAATCCAATCGCTGTATACATCAGGGTTATGAATGTATGCGAACTTTGCATAAACGTCCAGTTGTGTTCCAATAGGTCGATATGCAGTCACAAGAGTTTTGAGACCAATCGCTTCCATTCCAGGCTGAAGTGTCACTTCTTTCGAAACATACGTTGAACTATTTTCAGTATCGTTTATGAAGTATGTGTAACACTCTAATGTTGAAATATCTTTATCAATAGTTGGACTTGTGGACTTAAATCCTCTGTTACTTAAAGTTATTCCTATAACAAAATCATTGGATACATCAGAAGTTGAATCAACAATATTTGATTTACTGCGAATGAAACGAACATTTCCATTTGTATAGAAGTTATCATTAGGATTAATATTTCTATCTAAAATCTCGTTATTATAAAGCTTGAATATTGTTGATGTTTTGATTGTATTATCAACGTATATTCTAGGCTGAAAATAAGAAATTGGAGCATCTTCTACTGTCAGTATTGTAGCTTCTGCATTTGATTGCATTCCAGTTACAATATCACTCACTTCAAATCTATTGATAGATCTGGCACTACTCTCTTTCAGATGTAATCTAGTTCTTCCTGAATTAAAGTACGACACTTTACCTGCACAAACCAGTTTAGCCAAAGTATTACCAACAGCATTAGGATTTAATGTTGAAGGTCCTTCAAGTGTTATTACACTATTATTACCAGTCGAAATTAGACTAACTATCTTAGATAGAGTTTTTTCTTCACCATTACTTAGAAGTAAATAATCTCCAACAGTAAATTCGACACTTTGGCTTCCTATTGTTACTGTTCTACCCTCTATTGTTGCACTATATTCTATGCCACTCTCTTTATAGACCAATTCGTCATTTACAAATTTGAAATCGTTTATATCTGTGTATGTGAATAATTCCACATCATTAGGTACCATGAACACTTCACCAACATCTTCAGAAAAGTCTAATCGATACAGAATGAATTTAGCATCTTCATCTTGATATGACTTCCAAGCCGAGTTGTTTGTTGACGTAAATAACGCACCATCGCCCCAGTCTTGAGTTACGAAGTTGCCAGTTTGAAGATCAGCTTCACCAACTTTAGACGTGTAAATCAGATAGTCTGGATCGTTACCGTCCGGTATTATTACCCAACAATATTCCTTTTCTACTTCTAGTTTAATTGGATTGTTAAATCTAACTGGAGTTGCAACACTTCCATCATCAGACACTTTGAATTGTGAAGGGGTTAAATTCTTTCCTCCGAATGGGAGAACTTGACCAGAAGGATAGCCATTAATAACTTCTCTTATCTCAATTCTTGCACCATTTTTCACGCTCACGTTCTTAAAGAATAAGTCTAGTTTGTTTATGTAAACTACAGAAGCACCTGAAGCGTGGGCTCTTTTGACAAAGAATGTTTGTGATAGAGGATCATCTCTACCGTTATTTCCATCATCATTTCTTCCACCAAAAGTAGGAGCAACTTGTTGTTGCTGTGGAGGTCTAATGTTTGTTGGTCTTGGAGGTGCAGGAATAAATCGATTGACTGTCGAGTTATTTGTTATAACTGTTGAAGAAACATCAAAATCTACTGACCTTGTTGAAGAGTTTAACTGTTGTTTGTTAATTCCAAAATTGTAAGCGTGATAAGATTTTCTGAATCTTGAAGTTGATCCTGAAGATATGCTCTCATATTGGTCAACATCGACAATTTCTAATTCAGCCGTTCCAACGAAAAATGTATTTTCTGGAATGGAAAATATTGCAGAAAGTGTTCCGTTTTCATCAGACCTAATTTCATCTCCAGACTGACCAGAGATTTGAACTTGTCTCACATTTAATTCTAGCGAGCCGTTATCAAGGCTCACATATGGACTTGAACCAGGAAATACGCTTCCATCAACTTTAATTCCGTTGAAGAAGAAATAATGTCTGGTATTAGGTCTTAATCCTGTGACAGCAACTTTCACGTTTCTAGATTGCATAAATGGTCTGAACTGAATATCCGTTACAAAATTGCCAATATTTTGTGTTCCGCTATCAGTAGTCGAAGTTTCTAAACTTCTAACTCTATCTCTCGTGCGGGTTCTGGTTGAAACTACTCTACCTGCATTATTGTTTGATAGTGTTCTGGTTGTTTGTGTAACGGAACGATTGGTTGTTGTTAGAGGAATAAACTCTTGAATGTTGTCAATCAAGTCGTTTAGAGGCGTCTCTAAATCAATCTCTAAGCTTGCCGCAGGATTCTGAACTACGTTATATCCAGAATCATATTGAGGGAAGATATCGCCACGTCCGTTATATGAATAGAAATTAGAAACACAATTTCTAAATGTGGTTGCGTTTTTCTGTGAAATCATAGCAATTGGAACATCACTGTCTGAGAGTGTGACCAAATCGTCGTAAGATAAGTCCACATTGTCTCCAGAAGATACAATCATATCTACTGGGAACTGTGACACAAGAGGAGTCACTACGTCTCTGCCCTTATCAAGACTTACGCTAAACTCTGGATTAGATATGTCTCCAACAGACAAGTTCTTAAAACTATCGACCAAGATACCATTCTTAAATCTATCCAATCCATTTTCGTCAGGAACATAAAGGTCTCTTGCCTCTGTTTCCAATAAGTTTAGTGAAACAGTTTCGGTTAGTCTATCAACTCTCTTGTCTATTTTCTGTATATTTTCCATCGTATAATTCGAGATAGAAACGTCTCGAATTCTTGACGCATAAGTTCCCTTGAGATACAGGTTTTCGCTTCCAGGAATTGATATTTCTCCTAGAACGAATAAGTTATCGAATGATTCTTTTCCTGGATTTTCTGAAGGCGATCCTTCAACCAACTCAAATTGTCCAGATGAATCTAGACAAATGTAGTCTATTCTCGATAGATAGTATTCCTCATCACCAGTTATAACACTATTTTGTGCAATTGCAGTGCTTCCCTCTATTTCTAGTGGCTGCGATACAGCAAGGCCTGCCCCTGAAATTGAGTTTGAGTATGGAACAGATGGATTTGCATATGGACGGAAGTCGATTCCTCCAAGAGGAAACACAGTTTCTCCATTTTTCTTTGTGTGTGGAGAAACTAGAGTTTTATCTACTGTATCAAAACTTCTAGCACTCAAAAATGATGCAGTACTGGCGTTTGTTCTTCTAAACGCAATAAGTTTAACTGTAATGTTATTATTGACTACTGTTTGTTGGGACTTTAATTGTATATAAGAAATACCAAAATAACTATCTTGCTGATTATTTACTAAATGGAACTTATTAGTTACATCCAATCCATTTTCATCAACAACTTCAAGAATTTTTACTACATTCGGTAGTCCTAATGTTGCAATTCTATCAACAACTTCAGAATTGACATAAACTTCTTCTTGTGAAATAACGTCTTCTGCAACATCACGAATTATTTCATCATGATATATCAAGTTAACGTCATTTGATGCAAAAGTAATAACGACATTTTCTCCAGAAGATGTCACATCTACAATCTCGATTACTTCATTATCGTCATTAAGACCTATTATATTGTTCTTTAGTGGCTTAGTTTCACTGTTTGCTTTAATTTCTACTGTTGTTGTGCCTTGAGTTATTCCTCTTCTTCTTCTTCTAACGAAAGTAACATTATCGAAAGATTTTATCGAATTGTTACCTGCGTTGAATAAGAATGACCCATTCCTAGAATCTTGTATGTTGCTCAAAATTTTAGTATTTTGAATTCTATCAACAGCTTCGTTTTCTCTACCTGGAGTTTTTTCGATAGCGTAAACATACAGTTTTCCGGGTGTGATATTTCTCACACAACATCTTCCAATTTCTTGGTTGTTCGCATTGAACATAGGATATCTAACTTCTAACTCACTTCTTCTTGTAGTAGTGATTAGGAATCTATCTATTTCAGAGTTAGGAGACGTGTCGATTTTGTAATATGATCCATACTCTGCACCAACACCTTCATTCTCTTTAACTTGAACTTCATTTGATGGGTTTAGTCTGAAATATCTTGGTGCGATATTGGTGACCTCATGGCCAAAAGAATATGCCTTTCCTGGATTAACGACAACGTATGTTCCATCATTATCGCTATCTAATGTCACCTCCATACCACTTACAACGTAGTTTCCAGACTCTTCATAAGTTCTTCTTGCCATCTCTTTGCTAATGGAGTTGAATTCCGTCACGTTTCTAAGACGAATCGCAACTCCTCTCTCATATCTGACTAGACTGAAAAACTCTTCTGGTTCTTGATCTGAACTATAGCTAACGAGTGTTGGTTTTAATTGAAGTCTGTCTGCTCCAGGAGCACTTTCGTTGTTAAATCCTCTTGCGTTGTCCAACAACGTTTCGTCAGTCTCACTCGTAATGATATTTTCGATAATATCAAAACCGACAGATACGTTATCTGGAGTAGGACTATATTTTGAAATGATTATAGATTGTGGTTCAACATAGATGAAGTGTCCTTTTTGGTATATAACACCCTCATTAATAGTCATACCAAATGATCTTCCAACATGGTCGTTGTTTGTCGAGACTGTTACCGATGCAACCTCTATATCAAACTCATTTAAGACTTGAAGCGTTTCACCTTTAATAAACTGTTTTACATCGCTGTTTCCATCAGAGGAACTGTTTAGATACCTCACGTAAAACGTTTTTAGGTCTGGAAATCTAACTTCAAAGCCATTCGATGCTTTGATGATTTCTGCTTGCAGACCAGATGTCTCTCCGACAACTTTATAGGTCACATCGGGAGTTTGTTCGTACACTAGAAGATCGTCTAAATTTTCTTGATCCTGCAATTTAACATAGAACAAGTCTGTTCTCTCAGAAATGTTTATGCCACTTATTACAGTGCCTTCCTTATAGACATTGGAACCAAATCTCTCAATTTGATTCTGAAGAATTGATTGAACTTGAGTCAATTCTCTCGCTTGAAGTGCGCGTGCAGGCTTAAATAGTATTCTATTATACTGCTTTGTTTGATCAAAGTCGTCGAAATAAGGTTCTATGTTAAGGTCGGTATTGTTACCCATGTAATCTTTCTTTCTATTAGAAATCGAATGTTAGTTTAATTTTTTCTCTTTTATCAGAATTTCTTTCAATTCTTGAAAAGTCAACAAAGTGCATAAGTTTGCCAGTATAAGTCAAATAATTGCCATAATCAAAATTGTCTATCGAAATTGTTCCAACATTAGATAAATCGCTCTTATCTAATATATCAATATTCCCTGGAACAAATTGATTGCCAGTTCCACAATCATAATCTACGCACTTAATTGTTGTTGCATTTTCGTCAAAGTTGTAAGCTATTTCATGGACTTTTGCCATCAAATCGCCTTGTTTTATGTAATTATCTAATGTGATGAAAGACGTTACGTCGCCAGATGTGGTCAATATAAGTCTATTATCAATGTTAAGGGGAAAACTACTATCTCTAAATTTAGGGTTTTTCACGATGCCTATTTTTGAATAGAAATTTGAGTTTGGTATGTTTGTTTGACCATCTTCCCCGAATATTGAAACGACTGACAATTTACTCATGTAAAGTTCTTTTATGGGATTAGACCCGTGTCCATTTTCTGAAGAAACAATAACCCTAAGTTCATTTTCACTTTCAAATTCCGAAATGATTTCAGGCAAAACTATTTTTGCTTTAGCGAGAATGTAGTCAGTTCCCTTATGGTCAAATTCGATATCATCTAATGTGCCATTTTCATCTAGTATTCCATAAGCTATACACCTTTCACCTGGCGATTCAGACACTTCTATCTTTGGAACAACTTCAATTTGTTTTGGTGTTGAATAATCGGCAATATCTGTATCGCTCAAACTCACATAAAGATTTAAGACATTTGATATTGTCGAATTATTTGTTGGTACTGAACTACTTATAATTTCGTGTATAGTGCCATCTGAAGTTCTAATATACATTCCCACATAAGCATCTACTACTGCTTTTGGAGTGTTTTCAGTAACAACTTCTAGTTTATATCTTTCCTCTTCAGTAACGATAGCATTTATATTACAATTACCTAACAATAGATCCTTAAATAATTCAAATTTAGTCTTTTCGATAACAATATCAGAAATATTCGCAACCGCATTGTTGATTACGGATATGTTCTCTACATATGGAAGACTATCTATCGTTGAGTATTTAGAATAGTCTGCTACAGGGACCTCAAACATAAATTTCCAAACATAACCATCTTCATATAGAGTTTCATTGTTCAAGTCCACATCTGACGTTGAGGGTCTTGATGTGCTTGGGTTACCATCTCCATTTCTGATACACTTATATACTTTTATCGGAGAGTCGATAGTATCTCCGTCTACAACAGTAACATAGAAATTCATTGTCGTAATATCTTTAGTGTCGTCAAAAGAGTCGTAAATAACTCCTTCTTGCCAAGGATTTCTATTAAACATATATCTTACGTCATTAGATGATACTTTTCTTCCGAATATTACATTTTTTTGAAATATTCTTTTATCTTCCTGTGTATTTCTAATAGTATTCTCAGATTGTTCCATCGAAGACGCAAATACATAGTAATTGTTAACAGAATCCTCGGCGAATGACTCGTAAAAGTCATTCGCTATGGAAGTTCTTAAATCTTCTGTTATGATTTTTGTCATTAATTTATTCCAATTTCTTTATCTTCTACAGTTATTATTGAGTCACTAGAAATTTTGACTTCGTCTACAGTATTTATTAGAGAAGACTTAAAGAGTTTAGTTCCAGAAACTCCTAATGTGTTGTTTATGAAGTGTTCATATTTGGAAGGATTGATTATTGTCGCAATTTCATATGAGTAATCTTGATAATAGTCATTATCGTGAATTCTTTGCGTAGGAGAGTTCAACGATGAAGTTTGAGTTTTTTGGATACTTTCTGTAAACCCCATTCCTCTAACATTTACGATGCCTTTAGCGACAACATTTCCGTTATTGACAAATGTTACGCTTTCACCATCTCTGTATCTATAACCAGTATCTTTCAGCTTGACAGTCTTTATCTTGCCCGCATTACTGCCGACTAGACCACTAATAATCGCGTTGTTGCCAATACTTGTGTCATCAACAAACGTAACTTTAGTTGGAACATACTCGTTTCCTTTGAAGAAAATTGGCACATCTCTTCTAAATGGATGAAATGTCTTTAACTCAAATATGAATTTGTCGCCCTCTCTTCTTATAAACTGAGCAGAAGCCGTATATTCAACATCTTCTGATCCATCAGTGGGATCTCTTTTGATATACGTCTGTTTCATTATGTCGCCACTTTCAATGATAAAATCTGCGCTTTCAAATTCAACTGCAATTTTATCCATATCTACTTTAGATATTATTCTATTATTGATTGATATTCTAATAT